CTGAGTTCCAAGACGAAGCACCAATGAATCCCTTTGACTTTTGGGATGGTGCTAACTTCAAACTTAAGATTCGTCAGGTAGAAGGTTACAGAAACTATGACAAGTCTGAGTTTGCGGCTCCAAGTGCCGTATCAGATGATGATGCTGCTATTGAAGCTATTTGGACACAACAGCATTCACTTGCTAAAATTGTAGACCCCAGCAACTTCAAGTCGTATGAAGAATTGAAGAAGAAGTTGGATTTTGTATTGGGTAACAGTGCCAAGGTAGGCACAGCAGAAAGTATTTCTAGTCAGACTGGAGATGCTGCTGATGATAACTTCATGGAGAAGGTAACCCAGATGTCAAAGGCTGAGACTACTGTTTCAGAGGATGACGAGGATGATACACTATCCTACTTTGCTAAACTTGCAAATGATGACTAATAACTAGTCAGACGAAAAGGGGGCTTAGGCCCCCTTTTTTAAAACCCAAAATTAGTTCCTAAAACATTATCCTGAAAGCGTCTTATAGAAGAATCATCGGTCCTGGTGCCGATAGAAGGAACACCGACAAGAGGTGAACTATTACCGCCACCGCCTGTTGAGGTGTTATTGTTTGTTACATTATTAATAATTGTAGGTGATGTTTGGACAGAGTCATATCCCATATTTTCTACAGCATCGGCTGTAGGTAATACATTAGCTGACCATGTTTCTATGTTATTTGCGTTTCCGCTGAATTCAGGTGCATATTGATTTAGATTAACATTCGAAGCATTAATATTTAAATTGTCTAATCTGTCAGACAATTCAGCTGAATCTTCAGCTTCTCTTGAGGCATTTATCATATTACCAACTACATTTCCCCCAGCAGAACCTGCTTTGTCTCCTAAAAAACCACCTACCAAACCACCTATAGCTGCTCCAACAAATGGTATTGGAATCAGCATTTGTCCCAATGCAGCACCTGCAAGAACACCACCAACAGTACCAACACCACCACCAACAGATTCACTTCTCATAACAGTGGCTTGTTCGCCTGTTATTTCTCCTGATGCTTCTAAAGAATTGGCTTCCTGATAACCACCATAAGCGTCCGCAGCTGCCATTCCTACCATAAGAGGTGTTGCAACTTTTCCTAACATCCTACCACTACCCTTTAAGAATCTACTACCACGTGAAGCATCATCTGCTGAATTAATAAGTGCATCTGTTGCGCTTGCAATTCGGCCGTTCGGGGCTTGATACCGATTTAACTTAGTATTCCACCGGTAGCCAGGTTTCAGATTTCTAGCTGCCGTACCTCGTGTACCTCGTGTACCGGGAGTAGGTGTTCTGCTCCTCAATGGTGGCGTGCCTGGTAAGCCAAAACCCCCGCCCCCTGCCATTCCTTGTTCAATGAGAGTTTTAATGTCTTTTAAAGTATCGTCTATACTTTTTAAATGATCAGCTTGTTTTTCTTGGTATGAATCTACTTCAATACCAGATTCACCGGGCGTATTAGTTTCGCTAGACTCAATATCAGCTTTAACTTTTTGTCTTGTTTCTTCTCTTTGTTCAACCTCGGTGTCATTATTACTATTATCTGAAACAGGTGGTTTTAATGCATCTTTTATCGCCAGTCCAGCTGCTTCGGTTTCTGGATCAGAATCCTTACGTTTTATAATACCCATCTGACGCAATGGATTTAAGAATTGTCCCAATCCCTGTAGAGGTGTTGCGCCCTTATCAATACCTGCTGATTTTCTTAAATTATCTTTTAATAAACTTAATGTTGAGTTACCTTTCTTTACATTTTTTACTTCAGCTTCAAGGTCTAATTTTTGGATAACTTCAAGCTCTACTTCACCTGCCAGCTTTAACTTTTCAATACCAGTTATTATACGGTCAATCAGCTTATCATTAGCTTTACCGTTATTCATTTGTTGAATTTGGGCGTCACCCATTTTTTTCAGGATATCTTGCAGTTCCTTTAAGGATTCTTTAGAGATTTCTAAAGTGCTAAGAGTTTCGGAACTGTTTTGCAGGTTAGATGCAATACGATACACAGGACTATTTTGAATATTCCTCTGAACCGATTTGTTTTTAATTCTTCCTGCTATTTCCTCTAAATTTGACATATACTAATTACTCTGTTTTTGTTTTTCATTCTTCTTTTTAATGTGTGTAATTAACATACTAATATATACTTCTCTTTCCCAGGGCATCATATTCTCAATTTCTGTTAAACTCCAATGATGCTCCTGTAAAAGTAAAAAATTCGTCTTATAATAGTTCTCGATCGAATCCTGGGAAAGAGTTAAACGAAAAAATGCTCATAACCATTGATGCTAACTTGGTTATCAGTATCACACCCCTTACACTTAAAGTTTACCATATGCTCTAGATATGGTTTGTTTCCTAAATATTCTACAATTTTATCTTTCACGTGTATTGGCATACTTTCAATAAATTCAACAAATTCTTCAGAAGGAATATCCTCACTTTGTATGATTTCATCTCCGTTATAGATATAATTAGTACAACATCTAATAACTTCAATGTCTTCCATTTCTTCTAATTCTGCTTCTACCATACACGTCGGATGTTTTAAAACAATACCAGCACTTTCACTTAACTCGATTTTATTTGAAATATCTGAGTCTAGATTTACAACTTCAAAATCAGATGTTTTACATTCATAATTCATTGTTTCTTCACAACCGCCACACCTTAATGAAAAACTAAAAGTTTCACCGACTGATTTGGCTCTCAATTGTAAAAATATCCATTGTATCAAATACATTGGTAATTCTTTTGTATCCACTTTATTGAAAGAACAATTTTCAATAATCTGTCTACAAGCGTTTAACATATCAGGAATTTCACCTGATGATAATGCCAAAGTTAAAAGTTTATCCTCTTTAACTAAAAAGGGTCTAAACTTATATTTTGTATCTGTTCCCGGCAATTCTAAATCGAATGTTGGGACATCTATTTTAGGTAAAGCCATTATATTCTCCAATTAATTAAGTTTCTTGCACTTTAACACTTTCTGTATTTGTGCCATTATAAGTTGCAAATTCATTTGTCCAATACTTGGCAACCATTGTAACTGAACCTCTTACAAGATTATTGTTACTCCAAGACATAGGAGTTAAGTTAATAAGTTTCGGAGTACAATCCCAAAACTTCCAATGTCCTATTACTTTATCCTGTAAGTCTAATGCTTTTACGTGCATCTCAGATTTTACATTATCCTGGAATTCTACTTCTTTATTTACCATATTAGAACACAAGTTAATCCAGGCTTCAAATGCTTCACGTACAGACCATCTACTATCCATCACAAAAGTAAATGGAACTTCTTGTGATAGGAATTCAACATTTTGAGCTCTGTATTCCGTCCACGTGCCAAATTTAACAGGTAAAGTTGTTGCAGCAAGTCCCGGTATTTGACATTCTTCACACCGTAAAGAAAACATACCATCAGGGCCATTTCTAGAAAAATCCGGTCTCTGTATTATATCACGTACTGGTTGCGGAAAATTTATGAGAACTTCAAACCTATCCGAACGGGGAGTGAATGACCCTCTTATATGAGCACGAAAATCGTTTATATTTTTGTCTGCGCTAGCCATCTATTAACTCTCTGCTGTCTTTCCAAACGCCTGTAGCATTTGAATTTTGAAATGATTGTAGTGGTAAAAATATTGATGCCTTCCAGTGTGTAGGATCTATTCTTAAAAATCTACTTTTAACCTGGGAATACAAATATTTTTTTACCGTTGGTTTGGCTTCAGGAAAACTACTGAATCCTTTTAACATATTCCAACTCACTTCAATTTTACTTTTATCACTAATTTCTCTATCACTATAATCTAAGAGTCTACCCATTAATTTCATTCTAAGCAGGGGAGGCAAATAGTGTAAATTGAGACCTGCGAAACCCCCTGATATGTCATCAAATGGAAAACACAGAGGAAGTCTATCATAGTATGGTAATGTACTAGCATATTTTGGATCGTAAATGAAAAGATACATTCCACCGGGTTCTAATTGATTTGTCAGTTCACCTAAATCAGTTTTAGATACACTAGAAAAAGAATCAAAGTTCCCGCTCAGTTTTTTAACCGCAGTCATATACCAGTTAAAAGATCTATCCTGGTCTCCTGCTTTTGCTCTTATATTATCAAATGGATTAGCCATATCACTATTTATAAGGAAATTCCTAAATCTTTTTCAGTAATAATTATAAACTCCCAGTTACGATTTTCACAAAAACTTTTAGCAGCTTCCCATTTAGCTAAATTTACACCCCATTGTTTAACTTCTTGTATGAATCTTTTTGTTCTTCTCTTTGGTATTTTTGGTTCTTGTGTAAATCTAAAGGGTTTGACTTCAATTAAACACATTCTAACTGATTCCTTAGTTTGTATTTTTACAAAAAAATCTACAAAATATCTGTGTATTTTATTGTCCAAAGGCGAACGATAAGGTATAACAACTTCTTCAGACCCCCATTCTAGTATATCTGAATTTAAATCGCACCAATTCATAAACTTCAATTCATATCCTGAACGATATATGATGTTTGTTATATTGCCAATATACTTTGCAGGATTTCTTGGAATAAATTTTCCCTGATATGTATCCTTACGATACAGCATGAATTTCGTTATAAACAATTTTAGGAGAAAACAATTTTTCTTCTAGTATCTTTTCCATGCTGTAAATAACAGCCCCTTCGTTATCAAAAAAATCTTTTAAGGATTCTTTGTTACAAGACGCAATAGTAAATGCTGCGAATATTGGATCGTGTTCTTCAATTAAAGGAATGTGATCAATATCATACTTGTTATACGCACCTCGCAATAGTCCGAATAATTGTTCTTGGTCAATGATATTCCATGGGTGTTCACCTTGTTCATTGATTCTTTTGAATTTTAAAGAAACAGAAAATATCTCTTGGTTTTTCTCTTTATGATACTGAAAGTGTCCCCTAAGTTGGTCAACACTAACCTTAGTCTCGGGCATAAACACTTCTTTGTCCAACCTTTCAATTTGATCAAACATAATTTTAAACTGTTCAGGTATTTCGGTGTCGTCCCAAAGAGCAAGATATCTTTTATCCTTATCCTGTACTATTGTAAAGTCTCCTGAATACATTTTTCTTACTTCATCTTCTAATGGATTTCTATCCTTACGACCTTTGTGAAGCCACACTTTATTTTCTTCATCATACACTAAGTTATCTTGTAGCTTTCTTTTTTCATTACTATTCCAAAGTATCTCATTACTTACATAGATATCTCCGTCTATTACTTCAAATGTATGAAAATCATCAGGTAGATTTCCTAGACTGTCCGGAGTGTATACACTGTCCTTTGTTATATAATTTACAAGAAGTGATCCAATATCCACAGAGCCATAGTGGGATAAGATTTCTATGTTATAATCTTCACATACCTGTATAAAGGTTTCAGGTGCGGTAAAGCCACTTATATTGACAATAATTTTTTGTGTGTCCGGACCACGTTTACCTAGAGCATCTAACAGTCTATACATACTGTAGGTGTTGTAAACTAATATTCTATCTAGTTTTTCTTTTTCAATTGCAGGCACTACACTGTTTACGAATGAATTAGGATCCAAAGCAGTGTACATACATGACCTATGGAAATCAGATACTATCAAAGAGGGTAATAGGTCTGTTAAAAAACTACTTGCATGGTGCATATTTTTAGTATGCCCACAGCGGTGTTCTTTCTTAAATCTAAACATACCAATATTTCTTTTTGCCGTTAAGAAAACTTCTCTCTGTGACATTAAAATTTTTCTAGCATCACCTGTAGTGCCACTTGTTGAACAAATTAAATAGGGATCCTCAGGTTCGGCTTCAATGGCTGAATACTCCTCAAACCAAGAATCTATTTCTTCTAGCTCAATGACTCTTTTAGAATATTTTTCAACCATATTCCTATGTACAGTTATTTGTTTCATATCCGGACTGTCTACAGTAAAGTCAACAGGTCCAAACATACCCATTTTTGTTTTGTGTATTGTTGCTGGTGAAACGGGGAAGTCAATGATAAGCATTTGTAATCCCAATTCACCTGCAGCAAAATGTAGTGCTACTTGATTGATACTTGCATCCGGCAAAGATGCGGCCATACTATCGCCTCTCTTTGCGCCATATTTCTTAAATAAAGATTTCCAACGATCAATAAGACTACACAGCTTCTCATAATTGTAACCGTCATAATCAATATCTTTGTTAATTAAATCTTTTGTTATTAGCATTTGTTTCTCCATCTTATAAAATTTATCAGGTAATATACCTAAACTGTTAGGAATATATTTACTATGCTCTGTAATATAGTTTACTAGCAGTGGGATACCTGTATCAATTGAACCATAGTGAGATACAATCTCAATATTAAATTTTCTACAAATATCCGGGAAATTCTTTGGAGCACTAAACCCACTCATGTTTATTACTATTTTATAATCGTTATCTTCACCCAGTGCTTCTAAAAACTTAAACATACTAAACATATTATATACTAATAATCGGTCAAGTTTGTATTTTTTAACAATCGGTATAACATTATTTTCAAATGTTTTTGGGTCCAATACTGAATACAAACAAGACCTGTGAAAGTCAGATGCCATGAGAGAAGGTATTAAATCTGTAATAAGACTGCTCGCATGGTGCATATTTTTAGTATGACCGACTCTACTATCTTTATAAAATTTAAAAATATCTATATTTCTTTTAGACATTTCGTAAATTTCTTTTTGTGTAAAAATTATGGGTTTAGCTTCACCGGTTGTACCACTTGTAGATGCTATTAGAAAAGGAGAACTTGCCCTTCCCCAGATTGGAGTATATGTATCGTGTATACTATCAATTTCGTTTTCCGCAATAACATTCAGTGAGTATTCTGTAATCATTTTATGATGTATTTCAATACTTCTTAAGGATTCACATTCAACCGTAAAATCAACAGGACCAAATAATCCTAGTTTTGTTTTACTCATTGTTTTTATACTTATTGGCCAGTCTATGATAAACAATTGTAATCCTAACTCAGCTGCTGCTATTGTGAGCGCAATTTGGTTTGGATTGACGATGGATATAGAAAGAGCAAGTGTATTACCCTTTTTGACATTTTTAGATACTAATAAGTATTTCCAGCGATCTATGAGATTACACAATTGATTGTAGTTATAACCATCATAATCAATGTCTTTATTAATGATGTGACGACTAATATTCATATTATAGTTTTTTGCTCAGTAATCCTTTATAAATAAAGTAAATTCTATTTATTTATAGAGGTTAAAAAAATGGCTGATGTGACTGATAGTTCCGTCGATGTAAAAACTACAGAGCAATCAACGACTCCATCTGCTCCATCTGACGGTGGTGATACCTGGTGGACAGCAATTACTGAAGTTTTTGATGCGGCCAAAGAAAAAGTAACCGAAATACTTGATCCTGAACCTTATGAGATATCCTTGCCTGAAGACCCTGAAATAAACTATGATGTTGGAAACGGACCCAGAACTTTTTCATACAATCCAGGTGGCGAAAAATATCAACCACACACAATAGTCTTTTCAATATATACAAAGGCAAATACCGCCGCCGGTGCTGCACAAGATAAAGCTAATTTAGGTAGAGAAATTGAAGAACTACTGGGTGGCAGAAGTGCTAAAGATGTGAGAGCACGTCAGGCAGAGACCGAGGAAAGAACGTCAGGTAGAATATCAGAGGATGCAGCAAAAAATGTTGCTACTGCCGGCATTGGAATTACTGGAGCCGTATATACAGTAAACCAGGGTGTGGCTGCTGCTAATGGAAAACTAGGAGCTATAGCTAAAGGAGGCGCAATGGCTGTGCTTTCTGTTGGTGGTATAGCTGCAGCGAGAACATTTTTTGAACCCGTACCTTATGTAAAATTAAATGATATGGTACAACTTCATGTCAATCAACCACCTCAAGCAAACTATAGTGCTTCCTGGGATGAAACTAGTTTAGGTACATTAGTTGGCGGTTTTGCAGGTGGCGCCGGCAACAATGGAATATTTGATGATTTTTCTTTAGATAGATTGGGTGCAACTATTACTAAAAGTGGAGGAGTAGGTGAGGCTACTTTGAGGGCACTCATTTCCGGTGCAGCGCAAATACCAAAACAATTAGGCGGCGGTGACATTATTGGTGGTATTGAGGCTTCAACTAGACAGGTAGCTAACCCATATAAAGAACAATTATTTAAATCTATGGGATTTAGAAAGTTTGGTTTCACTTATAAATTTGCTCCAAGAAGTGATCCTGAACTTCGCCAAGTACAAAAAATTATACAACTGTTTAAATATCATATGCACCCGGAAAAAGAATTATACTTTTTAAAATATCCATCAGAGTTTAATATTGAGTATCATTATAAGGGAAAAGTAAATGAAAATATTTTTAAAGTAGCAAACTGTGCATTAACAGATTTAAAAGTAACTTATGGTAGTCCGGACAGTTTCAATAGTTTCAGGGGAACAGATGGTGCACCTTCTGAAATAAATATGGAAATGACATTCCTCGAATTAGAACTTCTTACTAATGAGAAGTTCCAAGATACTAAAGGATCGTACTAATGTATTTTAAACTCATGCCTAATATTACTTATGATTTCAACGGAAATATAACTGTTGTAAAAGATATATTCCGTATGGTCGGTCTTACTATTCCTCAAATAAATGAAACTGGATTGATAAAATATTATATTAAAGACGGAGAAACACCTGAGATATTATCACAAAGAGTTTATAATACACCCAAATATCATTGGGTAATTCTTGCTGTAAATGAAATTATAAATGTACATGAAGAATGGCCAAAAAGTGACAGTAGATTGTTTGAGTATGTTGAAAATAAATATGGTATTGGTAATGCTACAGACATTCATCATTATGCTAAAACCATAAATGATGAAAATATTATTGTAGATCCTGATTCTTCTGACTCCTCTATTTTCAGTGTTTCCAACTTGACATATGAAAGAGAAAAGAATGAAAGCAAAAGACAAATTAGTTTGTTAAAAGAAGAATACATACCTAGGTTTGTGTCCGAATACAAAAAACTATTAAGATCATAATATGGCTGGATTATCTGAAGATATATCAAATGCGGGTAGAGTATATGTTGAAGAATTATTTTTAACAAATCATGCCGGTGAAAATATTGACTTAAATAATTTTCTTGTAGAAATTAATATCTATGAGGATATCTTTTCGCCTGTAATGCACGGAACTCTTGTACTTGCAGACTCAGTTAACCTAATCAATAATGCACCAATTATCGGCCATGAGTTTTTAACAGTTAAATTAAGAACTCCTAGTTTAGAAGATGCTCCAGAAAATATTATAGAAAGATCCTTTCACGTATTTTCAATTGAAGATAGAATACCTACAGGAGATTCAGAACAGGTATATTCATTACACTTTATTTCACTTGAAGGTTATCAGGATCAGCTCACAACACTTTCTCAAACGTATAAAGGATCCACGGATGAGATAATAAGCAAGATAATTCCTGAATTTATAAAGGCAAAAAGAATTGATGGCACGGATAGTAAACCTCTCATTGTGACAGACACGCCGCATATTAGTAATATAACATATACTTCAAATTTTTGGTCTCCTATAAAAAATTTAGCATTTATTAGTAGAAGATGTATTGGAGCCAATACATCTGCATCTGATTTTTTATTTTTTGAAGGCAACAAAGCATTCTATGTTGCTAGTATAGAAAATATAATTAAAAGTTCTGTTGAGGCAAATATTGTTTTTGATGAATATGTATTTGAACCGAATAGCCTTGAAATACCGAGAAGACAAACCGGTGTAAATTATACTTCTGTTGGAATGCCCCCGGAAAATACAAGAATAGAATCAATGCAAGCTAAGAAAACTTTTAACTCAATGGATGGACAAAGTTCAGGATACTACGGTGGTTCAATACGAGGATATGATCTTTTAAGTAAAAAAATGTCTGAAAAAACTTTGAATCTATTTAATCCTGAAACTGGTAGATTTTGGACTACAGATAAGGGGTATCCTTTTCCTTCCGAAGCTTTAACCAACCCCTTTTCAAATGAAATATTTTTCTCATATAATAAATGTTTGTATCTAAAGGACGGTGAAAAATACGGTATAGATGATGAAAATACTGGGTTGCCTTTTTTGAAAAGACGGTCTTATTTAAATTCATTAGATCAAATTAAATTTGATATAAAAATACCCGGAAGAACTGATATTGAAGTCGGTGTATTACTTTATATTTTATATCCCGGCAATTCCGTCAAGGTTAATGGTGAAGTAGATATAGATGAGGTCATGGATCCTGTTTTAACAGGTAGATATTTAGTGACAGCGTTACACCACAGAATCACAGCTATGAGACATACAATACACGCAGAAGTTGTTAAGAATGGGGTGTCCTTAGACTTAGGAACACCTAGTGCTACATGAGGTTATGAATGAAGATTTTACCTACATTTAATTGGTGGATAGGTATTGTAGAGGATAGAATGGATCCCTACAATATGGGTAGATGCCGTGTAAGAATATTTGGGTATCATACTGCAAATAAACAAACTTTGCCCACAGCAGATTTGCCTTGGGCAACTCCTATGATGCCCGTTACAAGCGCAAGTGTTTCAGGTGTAGGTAGCAATCATGTTCTTGTTGAAGGTAGTACCGTAATAGGATTCTTTGCCGACGGTAAAGATGAACAACAACCTATTATAATGGGAAGTTTAAATGGCAGACCTGAGGAACGAGAAGAAGATCCTAATATAGGTTTTAATGATCCTTTCAATATTTTTCCTAGAAACGGTGAGGAACCAGGCTATAACGAATTAAATGAACCCGATATTTCTAGATTGGCTCGTGGAGCTGCTGCTGAAGATCATGCAAGTTTAGTACAAAAAAGAGAAAGTAGATTAGCAAACGACACAAAAATACCGATAGCTAAAGCACCTGAAATGGATTCAGTTACTAGTCCTGTTAATGGCGCCTCATACGAAACAGAATTTTGGGAAGAGCCTCATCCTCGTTTTGGTAAAAACGAAACAGGGTCATATCAGGAACCAGGTCAGCTTCCAACATTTGAGGATAGTACAACCTCTGTTTATCCGTATAACAATGTAACAGAAACAGAATCCGGTCATGTGTTTGAAGTAGACGATACTCCCAATAACGGAAGAATACATGAGTATCATAACTCGGGTACTTTTTATGAAGTACAGGCAGACGGAACTAAAGTCACAAAAATTGTAGGTGATGACTACAAGATCGTAATACAGAATCAAAATATTTTTGTACAAGGTAATTGTAATCTTACTGTTGAGAAAGATTTAAGACTTAGAGTAGGTGGTGATTATTACGAAGAAATAAAGGGTAATAAGTTTACAACAATTGGAGATGAAGAAACCGCCGGATCTAGACATACTAAGATTCAGGGTAACGATTGTTTAGAAGTTGGTACGGGTAGTAACACAAATATCACAGGTGATAGTGGTTTACGTGTAGGCGGACAGGCCAATACAACTGTTATGAAAGCCAATGTGCTTTCTGTTGGTGGTAATTATTCAGCTACAGTGGGTAGAAAAATTAGTTTAAGTGCCATAACAGACATTAGTTTAAATTCTGTTCTTGGTAATATGAATCTTACTACAGGTATTGGTAATATTACAGCTACAGCTATTGGTGCATTTAAAGCGTCAGGTACAACTATGTCTTTAACTGCGGTAACAAATCAAACAATAGCTGCGGGTATTAATCAGTTGGTTGAAGCGGGGGCAATACAAAATCTTGCAGCAGTAACACAGAATACTACTGCACCGACAAGATTCATTACAGGTATCACAACACATACTGGAGCGTATAATGTGGCTGGTCCTATGACTTCTACAGTTAGTGTTACTGCTCCGGCTATTAGTGGTACTGTTACTGTTACCGGCGGTGCTGTTAGTGGTAGTGTTGTAAGTCAAGGTAGCATCATACTCGGCACACACAAACACACAGGTGTTACATCTGGCGGTGCGCTAACAGGCACACCTTCAGTCATTTAAGGGGATAAAAAATGTCTTGCGGAATACCTCCAGAAGCGCAAAAACTACTAGATTCTTTAGACGTCTTAGAGGAAGGGCCTCTTGGTGTTTTATCGTTGTTAGATATTCCTGTTCCTACTACTGGAGCGGGTGTGGCAAGTGCTCTTGGGTTGTCTACCGAGTATGCTGAAATTACTGCAAAAATGGCTACTATTAAAAATGATTTAGAGGCTTTAGTACCTGATATAGGTTTGAATTTAGAAGACATATCCCCATTTAATGATGGTCTATTAAAAGACGTTTCAGGGTTTGCTGAAAATCTTGTAACTACGGCACTTGCAGGCAAACAGGTTGCAGATGAGATTAAGAAATTACAAACCAAATATTCCGGAATAGATTTAGGTGAGTTAAAAATAGATCAAATACCTGAGTTATTGAGACAGGGGCAACTAGACTTAGCAAGTTTATGTCAAAAAATACCAAACTTTGAAGAAGAGGGAACTACTTTTGTACTGAAGGCAGTACCAATTTCATTTCCTAAAATTTCACCGAAAGCTATAATTGCAGGACATAAACTACCTGAGTTACCGAAACCCAGAGCTACTGTAAATTTACAAAGAAGAGCGAGAGAAGCTGGCGAGAAATTTATTCAGTTTGATCTACCAGATATTTAAAAACCATTATAAATAAGTGTATGGCCGAATTAAAACAAGAAATAACAAGAATATACAAAGATATAGATCTTAACTTTGTTGCGCATCCTGTTACCGGTGACGTTTCTAAAGCACTAGATGTTGCCGCGGTAAAACAGGCCCTTCGTATTTTGTTACTAACAAATACGTATGAAAGGCCCTTTCACCCTGAAATAGCAGGCAATATTAGAGGTCTTTTATTTGAAAATATGTCTCCTCTAACAGCTTTAGCAATCAAAAAACAAATTGAGACAGTATTACAAAATTTTGAGCGCAGAGTGAAAATACAAGAAGTTAAGGTACTACCGAATAGCTCAGAAGATGGTTATAACATAGAAATATATTTTTATACTGTAGGTATAACTAAACCAGCGGTATTTAATTTTAATTTAGAAAGGTTACGATAAATGGCTCAAGCTAATTTAACAGAATTAGATTTTGACAACATAAAACAAGATCTAAAAGAGTATCTACAAGGTCAAGCAGAATTTTCTGATTATGACTTTGAAGGTTCTGCGTTAAGTGTACTGCTGGATATTCTTGCATACAATACACACTATAACGCAATGTTATCACATATGCTGGCCAATGAAGCTTTTTTAGATACTGCAATAAAAAGAACCTCTGTTGTTTCTATAGCTAAAAGTCTTGGATACACTCCTCGTTCCAGACGTTCAGCATTTTCTACTATTTCATTGTATGTTGTTCCGGGAAATACTTACAATTCAACTACAGCGGTATTACCTAGATCTTATTCTTTTTCGGGTACCAGAGATGGCAAAACATATACATTTTATCCTGAAACAGATCATACTGTTTCCTTGGAAACTAGGAACGGTGTAGATGCTTTTTACTTTGATGATATTGTTATCAAAGAGGGTACTAGGGTTTCTAATAATTTTATTGTTTCAACTAATATATCAGGTCCTTTTGTTTTACCCAACCCGAACATAGATACTACAAGTATTCGTGTGCGTGTTAGAAGTTCTGGTACTTCTGCTGTATTTGAAACATACAACTTAAATACAACCATTTTAGATATAACTTCAACAACTAAAGCATATTGGTTGGAAGAAAATGTGGACGGGTTATTTGTTGTAAAATTTGGTGATGGTGTTTTGGGTAGAGCATTAGCAAATGGCAATATTGTTACTATAGATTATTTAACCTGTTCAGCTTCTGCACCAAATAGTATTTCTACTTTTAGTCGATCTGGAGTAATTACTTCAGCATCGGAAACAGTTAGAATAACCGCAACAGCACCTGCTGTAGGTGGTACTGTTAAAGAAACAATCGCTAGTATTAGAAAAAACGCTCCGAGATACAATCAGACAAAAAATAGAGCAGTAACTTCATCAGACTATTCATCACTAATAAAAGAATTATATCCCAGTGCTATTGAATCTGTAACGGTATGGGGAGGAGAAGAAAACGATCCTCCTATTTACGGAAAAGTTTTTATCTCCTTAAATCCTGTCACAGGAACATCTATAACTCAAACTATTAAAGATGACATTATTAATAGAGTGGTTACACCTAAAGCACCGGTTGCTATTATTCCTGAATTTGTAGATCCAGAATATACATTCATTTCTCTGAGAGCTAATATTGTTTATAATAACAAAATAACAACATTAACTAGAGGTCAAATTGAGCTTGCAGCAAATAATGCAATAACAGAGTATTTTAATAATAATTTAAATAGTTTAAATAAAAACTTTTATTATAGTAGATTACATAATGCAATATATAATAGCTCAGCCTCTATAGTTTCTGTTAATCTAGTTCCTTATGTACAAAAAAGAATAACACCGACTACCACTAGACAAGATAGTTTAAACTTTACTTTTAATACTAAAGTACAACCTAGAGAATTGCACAGCACTTGGTTCAATGTGGTTATCAATCGAGCAACATTTAAGGTTAAATTAATTGATGAACCTAGAAGCGGAGTAGTTGGACCACTATATTCAGGTATAGGTGACATTAGATTACAAAAAGCAGATGGTACTAAATTAAGAAAAATAGGTACTATAGACTATGATACGGGTAAAGTATCAATATCAGAAATTTATATTTCAGGGTTTTACGGTGGTGATACTTTTATTCGTGTTACAACAGGCCTCCATGATGATACAAAAGATATTAAAACTAGTATATTAACTAGAATCTCTCCTGAATCTACTTCAGCTATTGTACCCGCTCCAAGTAAAAACACAGTATTAAAGTTGGATGATTCTTCCTTAAATGCACTATCAGGTGCGAGATCGGGAGTTAAAATTACAGCATCTGTACAGGTAGAGGTCGATTAATGTCCCATCAGATACCTAGTCAATATAGGTATGTATCTTCAATAACCATTGTCAATCCAGGTTCTGGTTACATTGATGGTAGTTCACCTACCATTACCATATCTGGGGGAAGCGGTACAGGTGCAGCTGCAACTTGTACAATAGTTAATGGTGCAATTCAATCCGTAACCGTTACAAACGTAGGTACTGGTTATGTAACAGCACCAACAGTAACAGTGTCCGGGTCTGGGGGAGCAGTCCTTACAGCTAACCTATCATTTGCCACTTCTGTTTCAACCGAATATACTGAAAATTTAAAATTGGATGCTAAGTATTCCATCCCAGAGTTTATTCGTACAGAGTATACAACCTTCGCTACATTCATTGAAAAATATTTTGATTATATGGATCAAGAAGGTAAACCAAATCATATTTTATATAATCAACATTTTTATGATATAGATGAGGCTGATGATGAGCTTTTAGATAAGTGGGCATTGCAGTTAGTTAGAGATTTCCCTTATGTTGTGGAAACAGAAAAAAAGAATTTATATAAGCATGCTAAAGATATTTACGAAAGTAAAGGTTCACAAAGAGCTATAAAAGCATTTTTTAGAATAGTATACGACATTGAAATAGATGTTGAGTATACAAGTAAATATGTTTTACGTGCTTCAGATGGTCGTTGGGTTGAGAAAAAAGCTATTAAAGCCCTTAACGGTTATAATAATTATGAGGTACTAAATTTAGATGGCACTTTATGTGATTTAAGATATTTTGAAACTACTGGTTCTGTAACCATAGAAAAGTTTATTCCAATTACAGTAAACCGTGCGTCCAAGCTTGCTAATACAGTACCTCAAGTATATGATCTTTCTATAAGTTTACCGGAAAGTGTAACTGAAATATATGGTCCCGGTGCAGGTGCAGCAGGCACTGCAACCGTAGTTGCGGGAGAGATCACAGAAATAACACTAACTTCAAATGGTGAACAATACCATGCAGCACCTGAAGTTATACTTTATGACGCAACAGGTGAGGGAGCAGTAGCAAGAGCAAATATAAATTCCTCATTTCAGGTAGAATCTATTACAATCTTGGATGGCGGCTCAGGCTATTCTGCAACACCTACTGTTGCATTTGAAACACATAACACTAGAACTTATCTTGTTTTAAGAAATGAATTAGGCGGTGAAGAAAACGCTAAGGCATACCTTACTAGAACATTATCTACAATATCTGAAGGAACTTATTCCGGTAGCGAAGACGACGCAGGATTTCGTGTAGGTCAAATTTATTCTATATCTGAATCTGGGGATGATGGTAGAGGTTACGCTTTAGATTATTTTGCTGAAGATTATGTGTATATTGGCGGTTCAAACAGTGCCTACATCAGAGTTAAAACTGTAAACAGTTCCGGAGTTCCTTTAACGTGGGATATTGTAAATGCAGGAAGAAACTTCCTAAATACTACGACTAATATTCTGATGTCTTCTCCCACCGGAGAGGATGTTACTGTTACAATAACCACAGGTTATCTATATTTACCTCAGGGTAGATGGTTAGATGACAGAGGTAAATTATCTGATGTTAATAGATTACAAGATAATAGAAAATATCAAAGCTATTCATATGTTATTAAATCCGGTATATCACAAAACACTTGGGATAAAAAATATAAAGATCTTATGCACCCTGCAGGTATGCAGGTATTTGGTGAGCTAGTTGTCACCAATGAGCTTGATTATAGATTAGGTATTGATGTAGAAACCTCTGGATTGGTTATAAGATATTTTGAAAATGACGAACTAATTACAACGGTTGATGCTTTTACATTCCATATAACAAAACCTTTTGAAGATGAAGTAATAGTATCAGATGATATTTCTTTACACCCCAAACTTGTATTTGAAGATAATACAATTGAGTCTGGTCCGAATGCTTTAGTCGGTGTATCAGATGTAGGAGAGCAAACTTACTTTGCCGAGGATTATCTAGAAAACGGCGGGAAGGATTATGTGTCAGAGGGTGGTTTCTTTATCCAACTTCACAAATTTATTTCTAATGAGGATGTTGCTCAAACGTCAGAAGATTTTGTAACAAATATTACCTGGTACAGAGAATTTTCAGATGTAGCAACTGTCTCAGATATTGTCGATGTTCAGTTAATAGTAAACTTAACATTATTATCTGACAATATAAGTAATATAACAGACGCATTAGCTATAGAGGTAGGAAAAGTATTTACAGAAACTACAACAAATGCTGATACAACTACATTAAATATCGGACTCAATAAAGAAGATAATATTTTAACAAGTCAAGATTTTGTTATAAATACTAGTAAGATTGTTTCAGATTCTAGCGAAACTAGTGAAACAATACAAATGAATTTTACAACTCCAGTGTCTAATACTGCCACAGTATCTGACACAGGAACAATAACAGGACCTCAAGATTATTCAGATCTTACATATTTTGCTGAAGATTACATTGAAACAATATCTTTGGGTTCATTCTAATATTGGAGAACAATAATGTTTAACAAAGAAAAAATGAAAGCGACCGGTAAAGTAGATATTATTATCCGCGATTCCGAAGGTCGTATTAAAGATGAACGCCATATTTCTAACCTGGTTGTTGATACTGGTTTAGACTTTATCGCATCTCGCATGGCAGGAACTTCTGAAGCAGTAATGTCTCATATGGAAGTAGGCACTGACAACACTGCTGCCGCTGCAGGTGACGCTTCTCTAGGCGCTGCAGTAGCTGCTTCTAGAACAGTTTTAACCTCAACTACTGTTACCGATAATGCTGTTGCATATGTAGCAACTTTTGGTGCAGGTGTTGGTGGTGGCGCATTAACAGAAGCAGGTATTTTTAATGATTCTTCTGCCGGCACAATGCTTTGTCGTACTGTATATTCAGTAGTAAACAAAGGTGCGTCAGATAGTATGACTATAACCTGGACAATTACTATTTCTTAATAGGTAAATAGATGGCACTGGTTCTAACAAAAGTAGGTCGAGCAGAATTAGCAAGATCCTTACGCAGGGATATTGTTAATGAAAACGACTACTATTATTTTTCTATAGGCAGGACACTTCCTTGGAGTGACGAGGAAATTCCTCCTAACCCTGTTGATAGTGAAAGAGCCGTAAATGACTTTAGACGCCAAATCATGTTTGTGCAGAAAGTAACCAGTGCAGATACTGTTAATCTTTGTAGAAGGATAAATTGGGAAAGTGGTACTGTATATGACCAGTATGATGATAGATATGGAGAACTAGATTCAGATGGAAATGTTATACAGGCTTATAGTGGTGTCACTACCCTAGCTGATAGTAATTTTTACGTAATGACAGATAGTTATCGTGTATACAAGTGTATATACAATAATAACAATTCGCCAAGCACCTCATTTCCTCAGACTACAGATGATGAGGTTGAGGTAACTGCTGATGGCTATCAATGGAAATTTATGTTTTCAGTTTCAGCCGCAGATCAAACTAAATTCTTAGACTCTAGCTGGATACCTGTTAGAAAACTTACAGGCAATCCTACATTTGATGTTAACGGTGAGATTGATTCAATTTCTGTCACTGCGGGTGGTTCGGGATATACCTCAGCTCCTGGCGTTATAATTAACGGTGATGGTACCGGAGCATCAGCAACAGCTGTTATGAGTGGTGATGCTGTAGACAGCATCACAATAAACAATTCAGGTACAGGATATTCTTTTGCGTTTGTAACCTTCTCGGGTGGTGGCGGTACAGATGCCCAAGCTACTGTTTCTTTGGGAAGTCCAGACTCCGCGCCATCAGATCAAAGCAACGTAGAAGCCTCAGCAATCCCGGGCGGTATTGATAGAATAGAAGTAACATCCGGGGGACAGGACTATATAGAAGGTGATGTTGTTGTAAAAATCACCGGTGATGGAACTGGCGCTGCGGCTTCCGCAGTAATAGCTGAAGGTACAGGATCTATAACAGGTATTGTCTTAACATCTGTTGGTTCAGGGTATACATATGCAGACATTTCATTTACACAATTAGGTATAGGCACCGGGGCTACTGCTAGAGCAACTATTGCTCCCCTAACAGGTCATGGATCTAATCCAGTTAAAGAATTATTTGCAAGTAACCTAGGTTTAGTAATTAGCTTGTCTGATGTTACTAACCCCGATTTAATTTTAAATAATGATTTTAGGCAAATTGGTTTATTGAAAAATGCGGGTGTTTACAATAATGTAAGTGTACCTTTTTCCACTACAACAGGTACTGCTAGTTTTGTTGCAAACGTAGATGCAGGACAAGAATTATATTACGCTGAGGATGATGTAATAACCACTGATGGAGGTGGACAATTTGTTGTAGCACAAATTGTAGAACAAACAGACGGTACTTTTAATATATACTTGAGAGCTGATGTAGGTATTATTTCATCTAGTAGTATATTAACGAATGAAACGCAGGATCCATCTGGTTCTCTTACTATAAATAGTGTGTCGAATCCTGAAGTAGATGTCACCACCGGTGATATTATTTACATGGAAAATAGAACTAGTATTAACCGACAAGAAGACCAAGTAGAAACTATAAAAGCAATTATTAGATTTTAGGAAAATTAAATGGCACTTAATTTAAATTCTTCACCTTATTTTGACGATTTTGATCCGTCTAAAAATTACAATAGAATTCTATTTAAACCGGGTGTGGCGGTTCAGGCTAGAGAATTAACTCAGCTACAAACTGCTATTCAGGATCAGTTATCTCAATTAGGTAGCTATAGTCTTTTAAATGGTACTGTCATTAGTGGCGGTGCCGAAAAGATCAAAGACATAAAATTCATCAAAATCACAGATTCTGATTATGATGGTGTTGCCATAGATAATGACGATTTAGTTAATTACATCGGATATACTCTTGTCGGTGGAACTACCGGAATCAAAGCAACAATAGTAGATGTAGCTACCGGTAGCTCAGCTGAATCACCCAATCTAAAAACTTTTTATATTTCTTATACAGATTTTAACAGTCAAACAGACGATCATTTTAGAGCAGGCGAAACATTAACTCTTAGATCAGCAGATCTAAATAATGGTAAAACTTTTGTTGTAGACTCTGGAAACGGAAATTTACCTAGTTTGAAATACTACGGTGAAACTTCTACTTTTTCAATGACTCCGGCTATCATTTATTTGAATGACACCTTTATTCGTACAGGCGATATGTCTTGTTTCGTTGACAGATATACTAAAACAAAGAAGAAAAAAATAGGATTTACGGTTGTAGAATCTGTTACGACTTCAGGAGATGATGAAACTTTACTTGATCCTGCAACCGGTTCATATAACTACAATGCTCCCGGTGCTGATAGATATACTTTAGGTGTCTATTTAGATTCCTACGATTATAACGTAGTGCCTTCAGATGATTTTTATCAATATGCTATCTATGACATGGGCAGGATTTCTAGATCACAGCAGAAGGTTGATCCTTTAGCAGGTATTGGTGATTCTATTGCGAAAAAAGCATACTTAACTAACGGCAACTATGTTATCAATGGGTGTAGAATTTCAATTAAAGAACACCTGAATGATGGTAATAACAATGGATTATTTTTAGCTGGCAATGGCGGAGATGCTACAAAACTAGCTGTCATCATGGATCCGGGTAGCGCAGTAACCGGCGGTAGAATGAGAGAGCTGGGTGCACCGGCTTACAACTATATTGATAAAGCTACATCCTATATTTCTGTAACAGACGCTGCAATAGCTACAGCGTATGGTAATTATTTTCTTGTAGATGAAATGACAGGTATTTGGGATGTTGACGGATCAACTACAGTAACATTATATGACACCGCACAAGATAGAGTAAGCTCTGGGTATTTCTCTGATACTAGCAGTAATGCTATTTCCGGAAATGTAGTCGGAACAGCAAAAGTAAGACACCTAGTTTTAGATAACGGAACTGCAGGAACATCCTCAGCTCAATATCGTTTATACTTGTATGATTTAAAAATGCGTTCAGGTGGTGTCGAAGATGTTAGAGCTATTTACTACGACAGAGACGCTGGCGTTGACGGTATTGCGGATTGTGTTTTAGAGAGTGGCTCGGCCGTTCTTAAAGAACAAAATTACAATAAGTTATTGTGGAAGCTTCCTTACAACTCGGTAAAATCTGTAGATGACACTAATTATAGTTTTAAATACGTTAAAGAGTGGGATACCGAATTAGATGGTAATTCGTCTGTCACATTATCCTTAACAGGCAATTACACATTTCCCTTTAATGGGTCCTTAACAAATACACAAATTGCAGCAAATGTTCAAGTATTGGTTAAAGATGATTTCACAGATAGTGAAACTAGTTATTCTGCCGGAGAATATATTGATCTTTCTGGACACATTTCAGTAAGTAGCAATACCGATCTGACAATAGATTTAGGCAACACTATAAACACTACTACCTATACAAATAGACGTATAAGAGTTTATACTACTGTACAACTTAATGATGAAACGCCTATAGGTAAAACTTTAGAAGAAGGTACTTTAGTAAAATTAGATGCAGGTACAACACCTTATACTTCTTCAACAAAAACTTTTACTTTAGGTATATGTGACGCTCTTAGAGTAACTAGTATTACAGCATCTTCAAATGCTGATTATACTACAGGTGCAATAGATGTAACAAATCAATTTAGATTTGTCAATGGGCAAACTGATAACTTGTATGAATTTGCTTCAATTAGAAAGAAAAACAACAGCACTTTAGATTTAGCAACTTATAGATATTTAAAAGTAACTGTAGATCATTTCTCAAGATCACCAAACACAGCACAATTTTCTTGTGTGAATTCATATCCTGTTGACGACACCGGCGCTTCAGGTATTTTAACACAAGAAATCCCAATTTATAGATCCAAAATTTTTGGAAAAATAGATCTACGTAGTGCCCTTGACTTTAGACCGTATACGACCAATACTGCAACCACAACTTCAATATTATCAAGTGCAACTGTAAATCCGAATAGTAGACAAGAAATTGATAGACCTAGTGGTGGTTTACAGGTGCCGGTCCCTGTTGAAGAATTTGCGTTAGGGTTAGATTATTATCTAGGTAAAGCTTTCCGTGTTGTTTTAGATAACACAGGTGAAATTAGAATACTAGAATCAGCATCAGGAACAAATCCTCGTATACCGGCTGAACCTGATGATGCTATGACAATGGCTGTGGGTAATATACCCCCATATCCTTCTTTAGCACCTGCTTCTTCTAAGTATTATAAAAGACCAGATTTAAAAGTTTCTTATGAAAATGAAACAAATCGTAGGTATACAATGCAGGACATTCAGGGGCTTGAAAAAAGAATTTCAAGTCTTGAATATTATACTGCATTGAGTATGATGGAAAAGGATGCTAAAGATCAACCTATTCCAGATAGCAACGGTGTTGATAGATTTAAAAGTGGTATATTGGTTGATCCGTTTACCGGACACAACATTAATGATGTAGCTCACCCTGACAATCACTGTTCTTTAGATACTCAAAAGAGACATCTGAGAGCATACTTCAATCAGGAATCTATTAGATTGACCCCTGCTTCTATAGCTGCCGGAACAACAACAGGTCAAACAGGAACAATGTTTCATGTACCTTATTATCAGGCCGTTTATCAAGAGCAATTACAAGCAAGTAAATCCAGAATTGTTGCAGGCGAGTTAGTACCACCAGTACAATCCCCGCAGCAATCTTCAACTGCTTCTCCTCCTACTACAACTACTTCGTCTAGTACATCTTCTACGACCTCCACAACACCTGCACCACCGCCGGTTACAAGTACCAATAGGCCTCCTGTAGCACAGGAATCATTTAACTTGATTAGATATGGGTGCAAGAAAAATGTTGGTGAAGGAAACCGGATGCAGATATTGGTTGAAACCACTAACCTACCAGAGGGAGCAACTTTTGACTGGTATTCCACTGGGTTGGGTGTAACTGCTGCTGACTTTGATAGTATTCCTGTAGGTGCTACTAGTTATGCAGCAGGGACAGGAACAATAGATTCAGCAGGTGACTGTTTATTAACTTGGGATGTAGCAGAAGATTCTACAACGGAAGGTAATGAAAATTTTGCAATTACTATTGATTTTAGTGGAAGCGGATTGGGCACTAAGGAAATGTCATTTACATTAGTGGATACTTCTACTACTCCTGTTATTACAAGATCCCCAACTACTAACCCGCCAGTATATAATGGTTCTGCTAATGTGAGTCCAGATCAAGACTTAGACTACGACAAAGATACTTCATTGGCAACTGTGGATTCATCGGATGTAACTGGTTCATATCCTACATATGATGAAAGACCTGATGCGTATAACGTATCGTGGGAATGGGTAGGGGAAGAATGGGTATCCGACAAAAAAGAAACCTCTAGAGTTAAAAAGTCTGAGCTTCTCGAACACTATGATGATTGGTATTTTGACTATTATTCAGGTATAAACTATCCATGGTCAGAATATTCTTGGGATGAAGTCTCCTATGATGTAAAATATAAGAAAAATAAACAATTTACTGGTACTTGGAATGGGATGAAACCTGAGGATACTACACAATCAACTTGGGGTGGTAAAAAAGCATACACCTATATTAGGTCACAGTCATTACAGATTACTGTAAGAGATCTTGCACCTAATAGATCACACACAGCAACTATTGCAAGTTCTCCTGTAAATTCCACTACATTCACAACCAACGGGGCGGGCAATGGTACCTGTTCATTATTAATACCTGCTAATACTGTAGGTGTTGGAACAGTCACTATTCAGATTGCAGACTCTAACGGGTTATCAACTGCACAGACATATTTCACTGGCGGTGGTGGTTATTACAGCACTTACAAAGTAATAACAACACGTTGGCCTGAACCTCCAACTGAAACTAGGACAGTAGCACAATTCTTTAAATCAGAAACATTACCTACTGTAATAGAAAATGAACAATGGTCTGGTAGATACGGAAACTCATATGCTGGATATTCAGCAACAACTGCGGCACCACCTAAGCCTACAACACCTCCACAACAACCACCGAAAACAACGGCAAATCCGGGTGATTATAATTTTGCTGGCCAGTCGTTTAATCCTTATGACGATCTCACTAACACGATATCAAACTTTTTCTCGGAAAATACTTACAAAACGATAGCTACGACTAAGCCGCCCACAACTACAACCGCTCCAGCACAAACACCTGCTCCTCAGGTTGTTTCTGCTGTAGTAAAGAAAAATGTAAATACTCAGCCGGCGGTTATAGATTCACAGGCAAGTCACACAATGATCAATCCTTATGATGACTCTGCTGTAATTCAAGCAGCAGCGACTGCTGCGGCGGCAGCTGCTGAAATGCAAGCCATTTATGATATACAACTGGCCTCAGCAATTTATAATACAGGAGGTTATGGTGGTTGGGGTGCGTGTGGCGGCTACGATCCATTAGCACAAACCTTTTTGATCGAAGGTTTACCTGGTGGTATTTTTGTTACAGAGGTAGATCTTTACTTTAGTGAATTGTCATCAGAAGAAGATAACAACGGCATAACTTTAGAAATAAGAGAAGTCATAAACGGAGTACCTGGTCCTATGGTACTACCCAATGCTAAATCTACTAAACGTAGATCAGATTGTATGGTATCCACAACAAACTCGGACGGTACTGTAACCTTCAATGGCACGATATTCAAGTTTGACAACCCTGTTTATTTAGAGAACAATAAAGAATACTGTATCATTCCTGTACCACACAACAATGATACCGGTTATGCTTGCTGGGTTGCTGAATTAGGACAAAATGAAATAGGAACAACAAAGAAAATTGATAAGCAGGCACACACCGGTGTGTTGTTTAGTTCAGCAAATAATAGAACCTGGACACCTCATCAGGGTGAAGATTTAATGTTTAGTATTAAACGCTGTGTATTTGATGTTGATACAGATTACACTGTAGTTCTAAACAACGATAACTTTGATTGGTTAGGATTTACAAGTTGGAGTACAGGTAGTTCCTTTACTCCTGGTGACTTCATTAATGGATTTACTTTCACAATCAATGATGGCGGTGAATATGGTTCAGCTCCTACTGTATCATTTAGCGGTGGTAACGGTACGGGACTGGCTGCAGATGTAACTTGGGATTCAGTCACAGGGGCAATTACAGCAATTACAGTAACTAATCCTGGGTATGATTATACTGATATACCGACACTAACAATAAACGGTGGTTCTCCTGTAACAGATGCAGATGTTCATGTTAGATTGAATAGAGGATATGTTAAATATTGGGATACCTTATATGACACGGGTTATATAAAAGTTACCGACGGTTACTTTACCGCGGGTGACATTTTAGGTGTAGACGGACAATCAGCAACTATTTCAAATGTATACAATCGTGTTGTTGATGCTTTTTATGTTAATGACCATACAATGGAGCCTGATGGCACAACTAAATTGAACGCAGAAATTGCTTGGACACCCACAGGAGGACCTAGCAGCACCACAACTACACCAATACCTACGAAACGTATTGTTGAAGGATTCTCCAGTCAGAGAACAATATATAGTTATTCAAATGAAGTAGCTGATCTTGATTCAGAAAAATCAATGACCATGAAATATGTTCTGAGAACAGATAGAAACAATATTTCTCCGATGGTAGATGTTGATCGTATTTTGATTAACATTATGACAAATGATATTAATGATGATTCTTCAGGTGAGGAAACGCAAAACGGTGGTACAGCTAATTCTAAATATATTTCTCGTAAGGTTATTTTAGCACCCGGACAAGATGCTGAAGACTTGAAGGTTTGGTTAGACAATCAAATACCGCCAGGATGTGATGTTGAGGTTTATGCTAAACTTAAAAATCTATCAGATGATGGTGATTACTTAGAAGATGTATATTGGAAAAAATTGACCGTAGAAGATTCACCGTTTGAAACAACAAACGATTTTGGTGAGTATGTTTACACAATACCTAACAAAGGCTCTACTGATTGGGGTGTAAACAGTTCCGGAATATTTGAATATGATGTTACTAGAATAAACACAATTCCTGTTAGCTCAGGCGGTAATTATTCAGGAACACCAGATATTATTATCACACACAGCGGAGATGGTTCTGGTGCTACTGCCGTGGCACATATGAATGGTACTGCTATTGATAGTATTGAAGTATTGAATCCGGGCAGAGGTTATTCTGGTGGCACTATTACAGTTACAGTAGACGATACATATGAAACAACACCGGCAGTAATAGGAGCAGTTACAACAGACACTGTTACATATACCGGATTTAAAGAATTTTCTGTGAAAGTAGTTCATCTATCACCGAGAACATATAGAATACCTAAAACACAGAATCTCAGAGTATACGCTTTACAGGCATAGTAGATGGAAACGCAACCTAAATTTGCAAAAATAAAAGATGATTCTAGTATTATTAGAGATCTTAAAAACAGTGCTCTACTCGCAGTAGATAATAAAGCTTTGAGCAAGTATAAATTAGACAAAGAACGTGCAAAAAATTCTAAAAAAAGAATTTTACAATATGAAAATGATATAAATACATTAAGAAATGAAGTTTCAGAAATTAAGGAATCACTAAAACTGATTCTTAATAAAATAAACTAAGGGATATTTAAATGTCGACAATTACTCTAAGAGGGACTAAAGGTAGTCCATTAACCAATAACGAGGTTGATAGCAACTTTTCAAATCTAGACAACGACAAGTATGAAGCAGGTAATGATATTACTTCCGGTGATTTGTCCGTTGGAGGTGAATTGGTTGTTAGCGCTTCAGTATCCGTTGCAGCTTCAGGATCTACACAGGGGACTGCGACTGCCTTATCATCAACATACAATTTAGTTACTACTGCTTCTGCAAACCAAGGTGTGTTGTTGCCAGATGCTATATCTGGAAAGCGTTGTACGGTTGTGAATTTAACATCAGCTGATATTAAAGTTTATCCCTCAACTTCTGAAAATATTGATAACTTGGCAATTGATATTTCAAAAACCCTGCCAGCAGGAGCAACCCTTTCTTTAATCGCTTCTTCTGGTACAACATGGAAAAGTTTGAATCCAGTAATAATTTATGATTCATCCGGCACCCAATTAAACTAATTTGAGGATTTAAGTAAATGCGCCCATTAAGAATTAAAGCATCCGGAAGCCCAATAACATCTGCCAATTTTCAGGGTTTGCAGGAACTGACTGATCCTGAGATACAGCAATATGTATCTTACGTCATAACCAATAAATTTGCATCGGATACCGATGGTACCGGAACTGCTGAACTTAATGTTAATGAAGCTAGCGGAACATCCATAGGGGTTTTCACTGATACTGTTAGAGATGATGCTATTGGCACTCACCCCACAGATGGTGCAACATCTTCAACTACATATACATTTAAACAAGTCACTTCAGCAGCAGCTGAAAGTATCACTAACCGTCCTGTGGGTTGGGATAGTGCCGTTAAAGAATTTACAGACGGACAATTAGATACAGATCTTTTAGATACAGTTATTGATGATATGGTATCTGAATCTAATTATACAGTAGGTCAGTATAAATTGGGTTCTTCAGCACCAGCAGGCGGCACATGGACTTCTAGATATACAATCACAGATACTGCATTGGGCGGAAACACAACCTATTATTTGTGGCAAAAAACTGCACCGACTTCTTCTGCTAATAGTGATTTGACTTCACTTAAATTAGATGGTACTAATGTTAAACAAATGACTGCTGCTGAAATTGAACAGCAGGTTCCTAATTTCAGAAACAGAATTGTAGGCAACGGTGTTGGTACATATTTGCTCGATTCAGCAACTCCTGCAGCTGCCGGTACTTGGGCACAGATGGGTGATGCAATATCTGATACAAGGCAGGTTGTTTCCGGAACTGGTTATGCAGGAACATACAACCAAGCATTTACTGGTGCATTTAACACAACATATACTGGCCCATATGTAGGTAACTACTCGGGTACTTACACTGGCGCTAAAAACTACACAGGGTCTTACACAAAAGCATATTCTGGTAACTACTCAGGTGCGTTTGTAGGAACTTCAGCATATGCCGGTGCGTATTCACAAAACTTTGCAGGCACTTACTCAAGAGCATACGCAGGTCCTATTTACTATGCTGGTTATGGTAGCGGTTCAACAAACTATACAAAAGCATATACCGGTACATATGTTGGCTATTTCACAGGTTATTATACTGGTGCTAAATCATATACCGGTACATACACCGGTGAATTTAACCAAGCATATACAGGTGTGTTTGTAGGAACCTCGACATACACAGGAAACTTTGCTGGCACATACACCGGTTCTTATACAAAAGCATATTCTGGTGCATATACAGGACAGTTTACAGGAAATTATACTGGTGATACTGTACAAGCTTCTAAAGAAACAGTCTCTACAATGAAACTTTGGTTAAGAACAGCATAATACTTGCTTGACAGATTGAATATATACTAATATAATATTATTTTAAATTATGGAGATTATGTATGTCAGAAGAACTGATGGAAGTCAGTATTGATACCCCTGTAACGCAGGCAGAAGATACCCCGAAAACAAAAAAATATCTGTATCCCTATTGGTCTAATAGGGAAAGACGTCATCTTATTGTTACCGTTGAGTACCCTAACGGCAAAACTAATCTAGTATCTATTATGGATCCGGAAGGAACTAATCCGGACATGCTAGCCGTATTAGAACAGTACACTGAGGAAGAAATTGAAGCAAACACAGAAGAAGGTTTGCGTAGAAGAAATGAAAATATTAAAAAGGCAGCAGAGAGAAGGGAATCACAAGCAGCTAGGGCAAAGCAAGAAATTTTATTTAATACTAAATTAGAAGCGTTTGAAATTCCCGCAGTAAAAAATTCTAAAAACGTAGAGGTCAAAAGACTTATACGAAAAGCAAAAAGCCCTATGGAAGTTAATGCTTATGTAACTATTGTATTGATGAGGGAACTAGATAATGCCGAAAAAGAATCTGAGTAAAGGCTTTGTAATTGTTGCTACAGTACAAAAAGGATTCTACAGACACGCTAAATTATTAGCAGAATCAGTAAAAGATTTTTGGCCAGAAGCAAATATCACATTCTTCACACATGAACATTGGGTTCAACCTGAAGATTATAACTTGTTTGATAACATAGTTACTGAAGGTATACCTGACCATATCAGAGCAAAACTCTGGGCTCTAAACAAAACTCCCTATGATATTACAACATATCTTGATGCTGATATGATGTGTGAGCATGAAGATATACAAAATGTTTTTGATATTTTACCTAGTAATAAAGATATCGTATTCACTAAAAATAGACCCTACAATTCTAAATTAACCAAACTTTCTGCTACAGAGGAAATGACTTGTCATTGTGGTTTTTTCGTCTATAGAAAAAATAAAGCTACAATGAATCTCATGGGAGCTTGGTATACAGAATACCTAAAACAATGGGAACCTGATTATGACCTAGCACACTATCCAAAAGATGCTATCAAATGGGATACGTTTACTATGTGGAAACTTTTAACATACGGTGATCATAATGTTAAATGGGGTTATGTAGAAGAACCAGATGCTCGTTGGAACTTTATAAACGGGTATCATTTTGAAGAATTACAAGGAACTGATATAGTATTATACCATCATACAATTCCTCAGGATCAATTAAAATGAAGTGGATAGAAATTAACAATAATGAAGTATTAGATATATTAAACGAGTATAGTGATTGGTTCTTTCAATCTGACTTATCTAAACTTATAGAAATTGCTCACAGTGAAGAAAGACACGGGGGCATGAAATTAGAAGAAGCGTGTGGTGAAGAATATTTAAAAGAAATCATAGAAAAAGATGGTGAGCATATTGGTTTCCCAGAAAAAACATTATCTGTTGATATAGGAACTTCAGATGATTGCCCACAAGATCATAAAGAAAAAAGAAATACATTAGCAGAAGAACTATGTGCTTATCTTGGTGCACGTAACCAGGCAGTAAACGTGTTTTATCCTGAAGAAGGATTTATGGGTTGGCACAATAACTGGAATGCTCACGGATACAATATACTATTGTCTTATTCACCCACAGGTAATGGCTTCTTTAGATACATGGATCCTCTTACAAAAGAAATAGTTAATATGCCTGACAAACCAGGCTGGACTTGTAAAGTAGGTTACTACGGCAGAGGTAGAGAACCCGACAAAGTGTATTATCACTGTGCCGGGTCCTATGAGCCTCGAATCACTTTAGGGTTTGTTGTCCCTCATCTTGAAATATGGCGTAATATGATAGAAGATATATCAAATGAAGACGCCGGTGGAATGTCCTAATTCATCTAAGTGAATATCAAACTTCT